TTTAGAGATAACACTAAAAAGAATACAGAAATATTTTCCAATAATTAAATTATCGATTTGCACAAATAATTTATTACTTATTAAAGAGAAATATTCAATGTTTTATGACATAATTAATATATATGAATATGATGATAATTTACCATATGCTACGAAACTAATGAGTGTATTAGAACAAATTAATACAGAATATGTGTTATTTAATCATGATAATAATATACTAATTGATAATGTTGATATAAATTTTATAAATCTACTTCTTGATAAAATGTCATCTGAAAATATTGATACGATTCGTTTATCTTGTTGCGGTATATCTAATATAGATAAAAACGATGAACCACTATTAAAACCAAATACCGGTGGCTATTTTTTAAGTGTATTTCCATCTATTTGGCGTACAATAAGTTTTTTAAAGCTTTGTAAGTTATTCAAAGGTTCATCATATAGAGATTTTGAACATGGAGAATCTCAAGTATATGCTAGTTCATTAAAAAACTTTTATTTAAGTAATTCAAGAAATATAGAACCATGGATATCTTGTCACTATCCAAATATTCATGCTATATCACATGGTAAATGGTTTTTTGATGCTCATCAGAAAGAAATTGAAATCATAGCAAATGAATATTTAGTTGATTTGAATAAACGTGGTATACATCCAAAGTAAACAGTTGCTTTAAGAAATGATCTTTACATAAAATCAACAAATTTTTAATGCGTCCATAAATCTTTTAAAGCATACTTCATCAGAAAGATTTTCTTTAACAAATTCCAGGGGCTTGAATGTATCAAGATTGTTTATAAACTTTGGTAGACAATCTATAAATTCTTCATTAGAATATACTTTCAGACCGCATCGTGAGTCCCACCATGATGCGGCAGTAGCAAGCAGTTTTTGAGAATATTCAGTATAATAAAACCTACCATCTGATGAGCACTCTTCTTTCATTGATTTTACATCATATACATATATGGGTGTATTAGTAGCTAAACATTCTTGAAATGCAAACCCCTGGGATTCATGACGACCCAACCATATAACAAACTTAGATCTTTTCAAAGTTTCCATGTAATCATTATTATTATATGAGCCATATGTATATACCTTGTATTTATAATTATATGATTTTAATACACCTTCTACAAAATTTAACAGTGATACATGTCTGTTTTTAAAATATAGTATACAGTCATATTCAATTTCATCTTTATTTTTATTACAATCTTGAATATCAACTCCTAGTGGTAATGGAAGAAAGGGTATATTAGATTTTGAAATATCTGTTATTTCATTATAAAGTTTTTCAATCCAATTACTAAGACAGATAAATACAGATCTTGATGCATGTTCAGGCTTTGAATCGCTAAAAAACGGGTGATTTGTATCTGGCAATACCCAAAATTGAGGTCCAAATATAAACTTAGAAGAAGGAAATAAATTAGGATTTATCCATTTAGCAGGTGACCATATAATATCATAATCTGAATTTAAGTTATCTGAATAATAGTATTCAATATTAAACTTGTTACACATTCGTTTCATAGATTCGGTATTTTTATGATGAGCATCTCCATATTGAAGTAATCTCATAATAATATATTATATATTATTACTGTTTATACCCTTAAGAATTTAAAAACCATTTAAATCATAGACATTTAATTATAGTATGAGTGAAAATATAATATTTATAGTTACAGGTGCTGACATTGAACCAAGAGGTGAGAGGTATATTGAATATATGTTATCACTTCATAAAATATTTTCATATGGATTTCCTGTGTATGGTATACTAAGTGAATATAATAAAGATAAAGACAATACACCATTCTCTAAATTTCCTTTTAAAAAACTTATATATATAGAGAAAGGGAAATTTGATGGTTTGAATAAGTCACCACGTGAATTTTTATCAATACAATGCTTGACAAACGAAATGGAATCATTAAATATAGACGACTCTACATTTGTAATAAAAGTATCAGGAAGATATCTTATATTAAATGATAGCTTTATAAATACGATTAAATCAAATATATTTAATTTAAATATAAACTCGGTTGTGAAAACATGTGATAATGAGACACAACAATACACATTTTTATATGCATTAAGATACTCATACTTTAAAAAATTTTATAAACAGCATATGGATATATTAGCAAATAACAAGAATATTGAATGTGCTACATTAGAATTTCTTTATAATAATGGCTTATTTGAATCGACATTAAAGTTAGAAAGTCTAGGTATACTTACTAATATAAACGGTGAAGGCAACTTTATAATATACTAAGAGCTTAAATAGATAAAGATATATAAGTTCATATGAAAATCTTAATTGTATTTAGAGGTGGATATACAAGAGTTAGCAATCCACAGAGTGTATGTAATAATATAAAGAACTATATAATTAATCCTCTGATCAATAAGAACCATCTTGTTAATACTGTCTTTTATACATATAATACGGATCCAAATAAATTAAATATATATAAAGAAAATCTAAAGCCAATAAAAATAGCATTTACTAATGACGGGCAAGTAGTTAATTTTAAAGAACTACTCACAGATCTAAAATCAGGGATTTTTTTAAATTATGATATGATAGTGATTTTAAGATTTGAATTAATATACATGTTGAATATAATAGAATGGAATATTTTAAATAAAGAAGGAATTATTTTACCGTTCAAAGAGGATAAGATTGAGACATATCAAAAAGAAAGATTGTATAGTGATACTATAATTATAATATCATCTAATTATTTTTTAAAGGTTGTAAATGCAATTCTAGAACATGAGTTTATACATAATGCAAATAAACCAGGCGTATTGCCTTCATTGCATGAATTAGGTATATTATTTCATGATAAATTTCCAGAAATACCATTTTCTTGTATAGTTAATGGTTATTATCATTCATTATCTCCCGCCTTACCCGTGGTATTACAGAATCCAATATATATACAAGTACATAATATATTATATAACGAACACACATATAAACATTTAATATCTGAAAATTCTACACAACAACTTAGTTCATATATTTCTAATAATATTCCCTGTATTTTTGCTAAATATGGAGATGGAGAATATAATGCAGCAAATTACTATAATGGTGGAAACTGTGATGGTACGCCTTATACAAGGAGACTTGGTGATAAAGTAAGGGAATCTTTTATATATAATAGCTCACAGAAAAACTCAATGATAGGTGTTTGGCATGATTTACAAAATAAAGTATTTTGGGAAGGATTGGGTAATTCAAATGTAAACTGGGTAGATTACCATACAGTATTAATAGATAATAATAAGCCTGCTAATCACAATAATGATAGATTAGAATTATTTAAATCAATTAAACAATCAAAGCGTAAGAAGATATATATTTCAAATGCGCATATGTATAAATCAAAAGATATATTTTTAATAGATTCACACGTTATAATTGATCCATCAAATTGGTTTGAGACACAATATGAACAAATATTTAATCAGGTAAAATCTCAAATAGAAGATGATAATAACACTATTATTTTAACTTCAGCAGGAATCGGAGCAAAATACTTGATTAGTGAACTTCATAAGTTATTTCCAAAAGCTATTTATATAGATATTGGAAGTGGATTTGATAAGATCTGTACAAAGAATGATACGCGCTCATATAATCCCTCTTACACAGAGCTTTGTGATTATTTACGACCTATTCTTCCTGAAGGATGGAATTAAATATAAGCTCTATTTAAATATATATATACATATATCATTATTATGCATATATGTATATGTTTAAGAGGTATACATTATAGTGATGATACTATAATTGCGGATTATAGAAAAAGTTTAAACAACTATAGAGATTATATAATTAACCCATTAAAATCTTTAGGGCATACTATAGATATAATGATATTCACATATGACTCTACAATAATAAATCAATTGATTTTTGATTATGATCCTTGCGGAAAGGTAATTTTAGTCAATTCAGATCGTTATATAGATACTTCATGGAATCGCCAGTTAATATTTCATAATTACTCAATAAAAGCGATTAAAAATCGCGAAGATATAATGAAATATAAATATGACTATATTATAAATACAAGATTTGATTTAGAATTCAATACTAAAATAACCGAGATGAATATTGATTATTCTATGTTTAATATAGCATTTAAGCATTCTAGTGGGAATTGTGATGATAATTTATGGATATTTCCTGGTGTAATGATTGATGAGTTCGAAAGTGCAATAAACAACCTATATAAAAATTCTCAAATGACACATGAAATAAATAAATATATACCCATTATTAATTACATGTATGAAACCCAAAATACATATTTGTATTGGTCATTTCTAAGGTCTAAGTGACGGCAGTTGACGTATGAGGCCATGGTTCCACTACATTTGGTTCTGCCCAAAAACATTTTATATCTAATTTCCTAAAAAGATCGCACATCCATGCATCTGGTGCAGAATTAAAAGGTAGATAATTATTATATAATTTCAAAGCACAATTATATGTTACTATGTAAAAACTTGCGCACCTTGCGCCACCATGCCATGGGTTTTCATGTGTGTGTTTTCTCGGATATACGTATATATCATCGGTATATGTATTATAATCACTCGGTGGGCCATTTTTTAAATCAAATAGTATATCCCACTCAGGATAATATTTATTTAATTGATTGATATATATATTAATTCGCTCAGGTATATTTATACCTTTAATAAATTGAAAGTTATCTTCCATAATAATACCATAATCATATTTATTTTCAACAATGTCTTTTAGTGCTAAATAATGTTTATATGTGCATGATACAACGCCTCTTGGTATATCTTCTATTTTATATTCCCATGGCAATAAATTGGACCTTGATGAAACACATTTATTTATAAAATCGACATCTATTTCATTTTTATTAGGGTATCTTAACCATGTAATACCGGATAAATCCATGTTAGCAAGATTAAATTCTGTAATCATACGTTGTTCCCTAGAACTATCTGGCCCGTGTATAAGATATGTCTTGATATTATGCATAATATTAAGACGTATCTTAATTTCTTTAGACTCATAAATTATAATAAAACCCCTATTATTTTTTTGCTAATATAGTTAATCCATTGTTATTTGTATAACGTTCAAGTAATATCCATTCTTTGTTAGCTTTTAAAGTGCACAAAATGTAGTTTTAATCCATTCCCATAATCTTATTTTAGTTTCCAGTGATTCAATTGAATGAAATGTTCCAATGACAAGTGAAAATGTAACTGTTTTTAAATCATCAAGATTCATATAACTATTATTTTGAATTACAGTATCTTCATAATAAGAACGCAGATGATCATAATTTATAGGTATGGGAACATTATTTAATATACAATCGTATCCTAAAATAGACTGATACATTTTTGCATAATCATATAATATATCACCCCCAGTATAAGATATATTGTATACTTTACCCTTCATATCAAAGGTTTTTAATTTGCCTTTAAAATCAAATATTATATTACTAAACCAAAAATCACCATGAATATAATCTACAATTTGTATATTATCTTTATTAATATAGGTATTGAGCCTTGATAAACATTCAGATTGAATTCGATCTACATCATCAAATGGGTAATTTGTAGAAATACTAAATCGTTCTCTTAGCTTTAATATATAGTTATTAATCACGAATTGTTTATTGATTTTTAACGAGGTTCCTTTATAAGAATGAAGAATATTAAGAAATTCTAAGCACTTATTAATATGTTCTATTGATATAAGGCCTGATTTATATAATGTGAACATTGGAATACCTTCAATATGCTCTAATTCAATTATTCCAGTGTTTGTTTCTATATATGAGTCATAGTATATTGGAAAATATTGCCTTAAATATTGTGTATTAGGGATATTTTTATAGAAAAAGATTTCTCCACTTAGAAATTCTATAGGACCCTTTTTTATTACCTTATTATTGTATAGTTGGACGGTATTATATTTATTTGTTTTAAGTGAATTAAGTGGGTGCTCTATATCAGTATCATAGATATACCCTAAACTGAATAAATCATTGCGATACGGGTTTATAGCTCTATCGTCAATATACATATCTGCGATTGGTTTACCAAATATAATTTCATCATAAGGTATATTAAATTTTTCAAGTGTATCGAATGTAATTTTACCAATATCTTTTATAACAGCCCCAACATTATGATTATGTGTTTTCATTCTTCTTGCTGTATGTATTATAATTATATGACCTTCGTTGTGCATTTTTTTTGCAAGGTTAATCATTGTATTAATTGGTTTTACGGTTGTATAATCTCCTGGTATAGAAGGATATGTTACTAAAGTATTATCTAAATCAAAACAAATACGCATTTTTGGTTTTTTGATAACATTCCATGAATGCTTTAGTTCTTTTAATGATCCTATATGATAAATTTCACCATTGAATAATACACCTTTTATCTTAATATCATTATTAATCATATCTTGAAATAGCAACGACATATATAACTCAGAGTCTCCTATAGAATTTATGCGTTTTATTGCTATTTCTCGGAATTGCTTGATAGATTTAAATCCATATACGCCACAGCAGAAAAAATCTGAAATTTTAATCTTTTCTTTAAAATCGGTTAAATATCCATCATTATTTAATTTAATATAACTATATTTAGTATTATTAGTAGTATCTATAGAATATCCTATAAAGGGTGTATCTTTATCTTCAAATAAATCAATCGGAAAATCATATAGGACATCATTATCTAGGAATACAATGTTTTCATTAGAATCCTCTAAATCGTTTGTTCCTAAAAGGGCGGATTCTATAGCACCCCTTGTAAAATAAGGAAGATAGTGAAATATACACTGTATAGTTTTAAATTCATTCTTAATATGCTCTTCAAAATTATATTTAACTAAATGTGGCGCTACAACAAAATGGATGATTTTTATGATATCAGGGAGGTTTTTTAGAGTATAGCATATAGAAGGTTTAGCATATATCATATTTAATGGTTTAGGATATGAATAGTCTTCCATGCGTGAACCAATCCCCCCACATAATATGATTACTTTCATTTAAATATATATACTTTTAAGGATTTAAGCTATCGCTATCGGTTCAGGTCTTGATCTAATGGATAACTGTGATACGGTAGAAAAAAATGGTGGTATGGGTGTGCACCAGTTCTTCGGTGAAGTTTGAAAGGGTGAAGTGTTGAATAGTTGGGATAATATTCGAAAAAGTTGATAAAAACATATAATACTATGAGGATGAGATTCCGTCTGAAATGAGATAATTGTAGTCTTTATATATTCCATGATATGATTTATATCATGAAATCTATTAAGTTTTATTTCTTCACGATACCCGTGAGATATCTGTCTGATATCTGAGATTTCCTTGAATTCACTGAGTTTCTTTTTACTTTTGTCGCCAAATCTATGGAAATCTTGAATCTCACCACACAAATTGTATCATTGAATCTATTGAATTTAATTTATTCACTTCTTCCATCTGATATCTGATATTTACAGTCTTTATAGATTCCATCATACCATCTATATCATGGAATCTATTAAGTTTTTTTATTCACTTTATCCGTCTGATATCCGTCTGATATCTGAGATTTCATTGAATTCACTGACTCCATGGATATCATGGAATTTCTTTTTTATTTATCTTTACTTTTGTCGCCGAATCTATCTCTG